GCGGTAAAACGTTTCACCTAGATAGTGATAGTGTTTCTTTTATGAATGAGAATACTCCAACGCCCTGGAATCGTTATATCAGAGCTGAAAGCGTAAATGCTTAATTATGAATATTGAAGCTACAGTAATTACATGGTTAAACTCTATTCTAGATGATGGATGGATTGCATACGGTGATAAGCCAAAAGGTGAGAATGCTGAATTTGTTTTAGTTGATAGGACTGGCGGTCCTAGAGAATCAATGGTTTTAGATCAAGCAGAAATACTAATTGAAGTGTATGAAAAAAATAGCAGATCCGCAGCTAGTATTAAAGCTGATAATATAGCTGATAGAATTATTGAATTAGAAGCTTACGCTTCAAACATTACGCGCGCTAAAGTAAATTCAGTTGTTAATCTAGATGATACTGTAGATAGTTATTACAGATATCAAATTTATTGTGATGTGTTTAACAGGCGCTAGTATAAAATAGTTGTTCAGATTAATATGGTTATGTTATAGTTAGTTTAAGTCAGAAATACAGGTTACGCCCTGGAAAGGAAAGCGGATAAATGGCTGAATATTTTACAAAAGATGGTGATGAGTACAAAAAAGTAGATGATACTTTATTTACTCAATCTGATATAGATACAACTATCATGCCTGATAGATTGAATCGTGAACGCAAGAAATATGCGGATTATGATGATCTAAAAGAAAAGGCTGGTAAATTCGATTCTGTAACAGAGGAACTGAACACTAAAATTACTACAGCTGAATCTGCTAAAACAGATTTGGTAAAGCAACTTGAAAAAGCAAAGCTGGATACAGAAAAAGTAAGAATAGTGAATGAGTTTAAACTATCTGCAGATCATGAAGAATTTGTTACAGGTGATACTGTTGAAGAATTGCGCAAGAAGGCTGAAAAGCTATCACGCGGAGTTGGTACAACAAAAATTACACCTAAGAAATCTGGCAAACCAGAAAACGCAGAAACAGATTCAAAAGTTCTAGCAGGAAAATTATTTGGCAAAAAATCTGGCGATTAAATTAAATTAATTCTTAGAAGGAATAATAATCGTTATGGCAAATCCTCTTTTAACTACAGCTTTAGATCTAGCTAATCACACTGGTGATGCATGGTCTAAAAACATTCGCGGTGGTGTTCTATCCACACTAGCGCCTTCATTACCTGATATTAAAGTTGGTTCAACTGATCACTTTACATTTACAGGCACACCAAAAGCAGAACTAGTTGGTGAAGGTGAAAATAAATCTTCACAAGATGGCACACCTAGCAAGGTTACTGCTAAAACATATAAAGTACAGATCACTTACCGCTTTAGCCATGAGCTAATGTGGGAAGATGAAGATTACCAGGCTGGTATTGTTGATGGTCTAGTAGCTAATGTTGCAACTGCACTTAGTCGCGCACTGGACTTGCTAGCTATTCATGGTGTAAACCCTGCAACTGGTACTGTTTCTGCAAGTGTTAGCAACTACTTCACTAAAGCTGGCAACGGTGTTGGTCAAGTAACAGCAACCGCTGATGCTAGTGCAGATCTAGAATCTGCAGCAACACAGCTACAAGGTGCTGGTTACGTTGCAACTGGTATAGCAATGGATCCGCTATATGCAGGCGCACTATCACGTGTTAAAGATACTGATGGTCGCAAACTATACCCTGAACTTGGTCTAGGTTTTGGATTTACAAGTTTTGAAGGTCTACAGGCTGCATCTAGTGATACAGTATCTGGAAGGCAAGAGCTTGCTGCACTTGATGTTAAAGTTAAATCAATCGTTGGTGACTTTAACGCATTCAAATGGGGTGTAGCACGTGAAATGCCACTAGAAACCATTGAATTTGGTGATCCAGATGGTCAAGGTGACTTGAAGCGCACAAACGAAATTGCAATTAGAGCTGAATCAGTTCTAGGATTTGCAATCTTTGATGGCGCAGCATTCTCAGTCATTGCAGATGCCTAAACGCTAAAGCAATAGCTACAATAAAAGCCTGGTTAATTCCAGGCTTTTTTGTTTATGCTAAAATATGTACATGGTAAGAAAACAGCGCTTATTTTTTAACACTAAAACTGGTAGTATTGTTAGTGCTTTAAAGCATCAGGTTAAACGTTTACCAGAAGATTATCAAGAAATAGAATTTACTAAAAATGAATCAGGTACAGCGGTTATGCGGTTTAGGTTTAATGGCGCAACTGTAGATGTATTAGATAATACAGAAAAGGCGCTACCAAATGGCTAGTGAAACCCAAAAAACCTATATTGCTGATTTAGCTACAGTAAAAACTAAAGAGTTTAAAGAAGTAAAAGAACTTATTTTAGCAAGTGGAATTGTTTCTGATCAAGCTGAAATAGTAAATAGCGCGCAATCAATTGCACAAATAACTGATGCACTAACAGATTTGCAAGCATCACAGTTTATAGATGTTTTGATTAAATCTAAAACACCAAAGCGTGAAAACGCTTATTCATCTAAAAGAATAGATAAAACAATTGCTGCACTTGATGATATAAAAAAAACAATTGCAGCCTGGACGTTTTAAATGGATTATTCAATTTTTACTAAAACAATACTGGCAAAAGTGTTGAAGGCGTTAGCTTTAATAAATAATCCAGAAATTGAACCTGCAGTAAGGCAATTAAATCAAGAAATATTATTTAGAGAAGTTGGTCAATCAGTTTACGCTAAAATTTATGAAATGAATGCATTTGATTTTGAAATAGAATTTACTACTGGCGCAGGAATAGATGATAGATATTATGGATTGGCAAAAGTAGCAGGCGCAAGTGTTGCAACTGGCGCGCTAGGTCTTGATGAATATGTTGAAAACTATATTGATAACACAATAGGTAAAGCGCAAAAAGATGCGGTATCAAATGCGCGCCAAAGTGGTAAATTTCCTACTGTAACACGCACTGAATCATCCAGCGCTTGTGAATGGTGTCAATCTAAAACTGGCACATTTACAGATCCTGATTCTTCTATATTTGCGCGGCATGGCGGTTGTAAGGGCAAGATTGTTACAGAAGGCTTTAAATCTAGGAATGGCTTATTAGGCAATTATGCAAGTAGCTGAAATAACGCTAAATGATAATGTAATAGTTAAAAAAAATAACCGCGCTTTATGGCAAAATGAAGATGGCAGGCAAATGAGCGCGCCCAGCAAAGACTTTAAAGCCTGGCAAAAATCTGCAATGATTGAATCAAGAATGCAGTGTAGAACGCGTTTTATCAAGCCTGTTTCATTAGAAGTAATTGTATATTTTGGCACTAAACACAGATCTGATCTAGATAATAGATTAACTAGCATTCTGGATATGCTGGTTGAATGCGTAATACTAAAAGATGATAGCTGGTTATGTATACCACTGATTCAGGTGCAAGCTGAATATCGTAAAAAGAAGCCTGGCGCATTCATACGTATTACAGAGCTTTAGCATAATGTGATAAAATAAGCATATCTGATATAATAGAACTAACAATAATTTACGCTTACGGTTGCGGTAAAACTGGCTAAAAAGGATAAATATGCCAGCACAAGTGCAACCAGTAGATCCAGTAACAGAAATGCTAGAAAATGCAGCAAGTGATCTGTTAGAAACTCTTACACTTAAATCTTCTAAAGTCAAAACTAAATATGAATACTATAATGCTGATAATGGCATTAGGGATTTTGGTATTTCTACACCTAAAAGCATGGTTCACACAATGCCAGGTATTGGATGGGCTGGTAGAGCTGTAAACACACTATCTGATAGAGTTTTATTTGATGGTTTTGCACAAGATACATTTGGTATCAATAATTATTTTGAAGATATTAATGCTTATAGTGTCATTGGAAAAGCTAAACAAGATGCGTTTATTGCAGGTTGCGCTTTTATTATGGTTGCTGATGATGAATTGACTGATCGTAAATTACTAGTGCCATTTACTGCAGAAGAAGCAACTGGTGAAATAGATCAAACAACTGGTTTATTGAAATATGGTTTAGCAGTAACTAAATGGTCACCACCACCAAAAAAAATAAAAAATATTAAGTATACACCATCTGATTATATGGTGTTTACACCTAACTATACTGCAGTTTTTGTAGGTCGCACATTGTCAGAAATAGTACCAAATCCAACAGGTCGCGTTTTACTGCATCCAATTACACATAGATCCAGCGCTGATCGTCCATTAGGTAAATCTAGGCTTACAAATACCGCGCGCAGAATTATACAAGAAGTTGGAAGATTAAAAAGGCGTGAAGAAATAGCAGAAGAATTTTATGCACTACCACAGCGTTATATTAATGGACTTGCAGAAGGTGCTACTAAAGATCCTAATTTGGATTCTGCAGTTGGTAAAGTATGGTCAATTACTAAGGATGAAGAAGGTGAAAAACCTGATGTAGGTCAATTGCCGCAAATGTCAATTGATGGATTCATTGGCGCTAAAAAAGATAAAGCACGTGATTTTTGCGCAGAAACTGCATTAACACTTAGAAACTTAGGTTATGAAACAGGAAATCCATCTAGTCCTGAAAGTTTAGCTGCAATGTCAGATGATTTGTTATTAGAAGCTACAAATTCACAAACAGAAATGGGTAATCAAATTAAGCAGATTGCTATTACACTTAGATTGGCTGCTAATCAAACGGATACAATACCTGAACAATTGAATGATCTAATACCAGCCTGGAAGCCTATATTCCAGGTAGATATTGGTGCTGCAGGTGATGCAATGTTTAAATTGTTCAATGTCATGCCAGAACTACAAGGCACAGTATCTGGTTATAGAATGCTAGGTATTGGAATTAGAGAAGCTGAAACACTTGCAAAAAAGCGATTGGCAGCGCAAGGCAGTAGCTTCATGAAGGGTAATCAATAACATGCCTACTTTAACACCATTTGCTACTACAGCTGAATTAGCAGCTTACTGGCGCACTTTAACTGCAGAAGAAACAACAAGATCTGCAGTAATGCTTACACTAGCTAGTAATAGGCTAAGGGTATTGGCTACTAATGAAAGCGTTGATCTGGATACTAAAATAATAGATGATGAAGCGTTTAAATCAACCTTGCAATGGGTTGTAATGGAATCTGTAAAACGCGCCATTGCAACACCAACAGATCAACCATCTGTAGAAACATGGTCACAGACTGCAGGTCCATATTCTGAAAACTATAAATATGCTAATTCTAGCGGTGATATTTACTTTAAAAAAGCAGAATTGTTTGCACTAGGAATAAAAGGAAAACAGTCATTAGGAAGTATCAGTACTACAAAAACTGATATATATGGTGAGTCAATAGTTTAGTATGGATATTAAGTTTATAGCATTAATATTCATAACACTGGTAGTAGGTGCATTTAGTGGATATTTAATAGGTCGCACTAAAACATTTGGTGATACTAAAGTTAGCATACTACAGATTTTTGGAATGACTGCATTTTTAATGTATTTTGGTGGCGCTATTGGTGGTCTTATTGAATTTAATGAAGTAGCATTGAGTATAATATTAGCGTTTACTAGCGGTGAAACAGTCGGTGAAGCAATTAAGGGAGTTACAAAAAAATGAAGCATCAAAGAAATATTATCAAAGATTTAAAATATTCTTTACTTGGTATGATGGTTGTTTTTTTATTATCTTTACTTGGTTTTGCAGGATTTAATTTTGCACAAGGTCAATATTATAATTATCAACAAAATCAAGATCAACGCTACTATCAAACAGTTAGTAGTGATGAGCTTCTTAATGTTAAGTCTGTTTTAGCACCTGAAAAACTAGAGCAGGGCAAAGATCTGTTGGTTGAATTTTGTAGAGAACCAATAGCAAGAATAGTCGCAGTAAATAATATTAGAACTTTTTACATTGATGAAGATGGTAAAGAAGTTGCAGTTAAACAGCGTCAATTACCAGATGGTATAGAATATGAAACAACAGAAGATAATTGCCCTATAATTGCAATACAGGCAATAAATCAACCACAACAATTAGGATTGTATAGATTTTGCCAGCGCTTTGAATTTCCAGTTAGAGGTAATGAAAAAATTGCTACTTTTTGTACAACTGAATACGAATTGATTCCACCTAAATAATACTTATGTTATAATTGTGTTATAGGGTAGAGCTTCTGAAACATGTTGTTGTACTGATATTCTTATGAAAGGTTATTAATTATGAATGATGCTAGCAACGTAACATTTGGTAAACCAAAATCAACTGGTGCAGTATTTGTAGCACCTGCAGGCACAGCAATACCTGTTGATGCAACAACTGCTTTAGATGCAGCGTTTGAAGGTCTAGGCTATGTTAGTGAAGATGGTTTAGTAAACAGTACAGAAGCAGATACAAGTTCTATAAATGCATGGGGTGGTGATCAGGTTCTAGTTGGTCAAACTACATTTAATGAAATGTTTACAGTAAACGCAATAGAAACTAATGCAGAAGCATTAAAAGTCTATTACGGTGAAGATAACGTAACAGTTGTTGGTGATGCAATAACAATTACACAAAATAGCGATATGCTACCAAATGTTGTTGTTGTTTTTGAGCTAGTGCTTACAGGTGGCAGGATTAAAAGAATCGTAGTACCAAATGCACAGATTACTGATCGTAGCGGTGAAATTACTTATGTAGATGGTGAAGCAGTCACATATCCACTAGTATTTACAGCGTATCCAGATGGTAGTGGTAATACGCACACTGAATATATCGCAGTAGTTTAATCTAAAGCGTTTAAATACATTAGCACCTGGTCATGCCAGGTGTTTTTGTTTATGCTATAATTTTAGTATTAAATTAACGGAGTGGATAAAATGCCAGATACTAAAGAAGTAGCTAATAAAAACCCTAAAAGCACAGTAACAGATTTAGAAATTGATGGTTTTAAATTTACTGTTGATACAGATCTAATTGATGATGTTGAAGCATTTGAATGGATTAATGCCATTGAATCAGAAAACAAAATAACAGCAGTAGTACCATTGCTTCATTTTCTTATTGGTAAAGATGGTTATGAAAAGATGAAAGCGCACTACATTGAACAGGATGGTAGATTTAGAGCTACTAAGTTGATGGAAGTTTACCAGCTAATAATTAAGCATTTTAACCCAAAAGGCTAACGCTTGCCAGAATACGTTGGCAGTATTTTGATGAGCTTGAAGCAGATTTTCAAGAGTATTACCGCATAGATATAAATGATTTATCAGTGCAGCCTGAACGCCTGGCAAGGCTTCTATTTCAATTGCCTAGACAATCTAGGGTATTTACTAAACTAGCACCAGAAAACCAGTGGAGTTGGCAGGAAATATTGTTAAATAAAAGCAATTACTTACTTGAAGTGCTTACATGGCAAAAAACTAAAGATGCGCAAAAAAGAAATCCATCTAAAGCACCTAAAATATTCATTCCAGATTTTATGCCTAAACAAGAAACGCAAACAGCAATCAATAAAGATTCTGAATTACATGATTCAAAATCAATTGATGCAATACTATCAAAACCGCGCCAGAATAAATAATGTGTTCAGTTGTCGTATAGTCGCGTAAAGCCATTTGGCTATACAATACCTATTAGTTATAAACACACTATTAACGCAGGTCAACTAGCGTTAAACACATGTTTATAGCGTTTTATTGTTCGTATTTTGTTCTACCACTTCCCTGCTTAGTATATTATGAAATATTTTTTACGTTTAAGGTGTTAAATTATCAAACAGGGGATGCAACAGGGTGGATAGGGCAGGCTGATTACGCGTAAGGTATACTATTAGTATGGGTAGAAATGAATCATTTCAGTTAGATGTTAAAGGCGGTCAAGATGTTTTACAAAAGATGGCTGCACCATTAGTAAAACAATCTGCAGAAGCAATAGCTGCAAGGGCGCGCGGAATGGCTTCTAGCCTATCTAGCAATCCACCAACTATAACTGTAGAAACTAAAGTAGGAACTATTAAAAGAGGTCTTAGGGCTATAGCTACTGTTAAAGCAGAAGGCAGTGATGCGCATGAAAATTATATAGGTCATAAGGTCCTAGCAAAAGCTAAAGATGCAGGGCGCGTTAATTAGTAATTGTTATGTTATAATTTGAGTATATAAATTACGTTTACGGTTGCGGTAAAACTGGCTAATGAAGGGTTAAGATCTTGGCTGATATCGGAACTGGCTATATACGAATAGCACCAAACATGACTGGCATACAAGGCAAAATTGCTGGTGGTATGAAAGGTGCTGGTGCAAAAGCTACTAGGCAGCTAGGTGAAGAAGTTAATTCTAATTCTGGTGGTTTTAAAAACGCAATTGGTAAATTAGGTGGAATAGCTAAAACTGGTGGATTAGCAATTGCTGGTGGTATGGCGGTTGGTATAGCTGGACTTGCAGCACTAACTGGTAAGGCATTGCAATCTGGTGCTGAACTAGAACAGCAACTAGGTGGTGCAGATGCAGTATTTGGTGAATATGCAAGCAGTATAAAACAATCTGCAGAAGATGCATTTTCTGAATCTGGTC